AGCTCTTGGAAAGTCTTATGGGGCGTGAAACAGACTATATCGAGCGCACGATTGATACTCATATCGATGAATTTGAGGATCTTGGCGTTATCTAATCGTTATAAAACACGCCGAAAGTAATTAACCGCCTGTCCTTGATCTAGGTCATACTTTATGCATCCACAAAAGCTGTGGATATGTAAGGGAGCAACATGCAAAGATGCACAGAATGCAATGCGTTAAGAAAACGCCTATCAACTCAAGGTCAATCTAAGGTTTGTCTAGATTGCTTAGTTATTAAAATACAGGTGAGCGCATGAACGCATGGCTAGAAGCAAGAGATCTAGGTTTTGTAATTATGTGGGCAATTGTTGGATTGACAATAATGGCTTGGGTAATTCATGAAATTAAAGAAACTGCATTCCAGAATGGTTATTGGAAGGGCAGGGCTGATGGGTGGAATTCGCACCGGAGATTAATTAATACCAAAATTAAGTCAGACGAGGTTTTTGACTATGACAAGCAGAACTGAGTTTCTTGATGAAATCGCCACAATCTTGGCAAATAGAGGATCGATTTACGGAAGCAGTCAAAGCAATCACGAGCGAATCTCAGAGTTGTGGTCTGCTTACTATGGAGATTACATATCGCCAATGCAAGTTAGCATCATGCAGCTGCTCGTTAAGGTCAGCAGACTTGCCGAAACTGCAAATCACCAAGATAGTGTTAAAGACATCATTGGTTATGCAGTCATCTATAAAGAATTGCACGACCATTATGACCAAGAGTTCGGAGTAGCTGATGGCATTTAATCTTGAGGATTATGAGGATGTGGCAACTCTTAACAAATGGTTTATAAGTAATTTCCCGTCCGGTCGATCCGATATTTCAGTTATCAGTCATGATGCTGAGAAGGGTTATATCTTGGTGCAAGCAACTCTGTGGCGAGATAGCAAAGATGAGCAGCCATGTGTTTCCAACATAGCCTTTGGATCTAGGGAAACATATATTCCCAACATGAAAAAATTTTATGTCGAGGATACTGCAACAAGTGCTTTGGGTAGAGCAATCATTTTACTTAAAGGCTCTGACAAAACTGCAACCAAAGATGACATGAAAAAGGTTGAAAGCAATCCTACATTTAAGGAGAAGCTAGAAAGCCGGCAAAATATGTATGGCAAACCCGGAAGTAAATCAGCACAAATCGAAACAATTTTAAGAGATAGTTTTGAAGCTGATAAACCTAAAGAGCCGGTTGCTTGGTCAGTTGGTGATGTAGTTGCTGAGATCGGTGCATCAATACCTAATGAGCCACCTGCATGTCAGCATGGTCATATCTTGAAAGAAGGAATCTCAAAAGGGGGCAAGCCTTATTATGGATATGTTTGCAAAGCAAAAGAATGTCCTGCTAAATGGGCAAAACTTACAGCTAATGGAAAATGGTATTTTGAAGGAGGTGAATAAATGGGTTATGTCGAAATCATTGATGGTTCGGGTTTTACTGGTCGTATAGAAAACGATCAAGTATCAATCGAACCATCGCTAATGAGATGCGATTGTTGCAATGATGACAGATTACTTCGTGAGGGCGATCTGTTCAAATGCTACAACTGCCACACAATTAATCGAATTCCTTATCATGCCTAATTACGATTATGAATGTGCCGGTGAAGGAGTAGTGATTGTAATGGATCTGCCAATGGATCATAAAACTCCTAAATGTCAAGTATGTGGCGCAGAGATGCGTAGGATTTATACAGCTGTGCCATTCATACTTAAGGGAACTGGTTGGGCAGGAAAAGATGGTTAAATTCCGTTGCAACTTCTGCTCAGCCAATACCGAATTCATTTGGCTTGATGGATACCCAGATGCTGAAGGCTTTAGGGTCTTTCAATGCCTCAAATGCTGTGCTGTTGGCACAAAAAACATGGCTGAACAAATCGATACCGATGAAGCTGTAATCCGCTGCACAAAATGCGGATCATGGATGTTCGTAGATAAGGAGTGCCATACATGTGCGCTAATCATGACGAAATGACACACGAAATTAATTGGGCTTATCAAAATAAGCTGCGTGAGCAATGGTTGCTTGATAACCCAGATTCCCAATACATAGGATGGATGTCAATATGATCCAAGCCGGATATGATGAAACTTGGATTGAACTTTACGGAATTACGACTTGCCGTCTGACCTGCGGTTTTGCTGTTGGATTTGACTTGCCATGCTAGGCTCTAGTGTAGCAGTCGCTCACAAAGCGACAAGGCGAGCCCGACAGGGAAAGCTCGCAAGGTGCTGGCTAGTTGGGATCGCTCTATTCATTGTATCTCTTTGCTTTGAAAAGACTTATTCCGTTGCAGCTGATAATTACAAACAATCATACAGACAATGGGCTTTCATACAGCTTAACTATGACCTAGATCAGTTTTACTGTTTAGATGAATTAAATACAACTGAGAATCAGTGGAATCCAAAAGCAAGAATGGTAGTCATTATGGTATTCCTCAAGGTAGATCTAAATGGTTAAGTACCGCTCATCCCTACGCACAGATAAGATGGGGTATCAAATATAATACAAACAGATATGGCACTATGTGTGCTGCTTATGCGCATTACAAGATTAAAGGATGGCATTGACTAACAGAGCTATAGGTAGTGGTAAGTGGAAGAAGCTACGCATTACCATATTAGATCGTGATGGCTGGCAGTGTGCAGTATGCAAAGGACCTGCCCATACTGTTGATCATATTGTCCCGAGATCTAAAGGCGGTGACATGTGGAGTCCACTGAATTTACAATCGATGTGCAAAAAATGTAACTCATCTAAAGGTGGCCGTTTTTTTAGTTACAAGGCGACCCCCCCTGTCTTTCCTGGCAATATGTACCCGATGCAGTCCAGAACGATGCCAGACAGTCCCTTTACTGCCCGACCAGTCACAGACAGTCCTGACTAGTGCCACCTCGTAAACAAGCCCTGCGAGGGGCAACTAAGGCGAGGCTTCATAGTCCACTTCTCAAAGGCAAAACCCGATCAGATGAGATCGCCAAGCTTGCAGATGACTTAGGTACTCCCTTATTACCCTGGCAGAAGTGGGTTCTTGATGACATGATGAGGATTGATGCTAAAGGTAACTACATTCGCAAGACATCCCTGCTCCTAGTTGCTCGTCAGAATGGCAAGTCCCATCTAGGGCGTATGCGTGTGATTTGGGGCTTGTTCTATGGTGGCGAGATGAAGCATCTAATTATGTCTTCCAATCGAGCAACCGCCCTCATGACCTTTCGTGAAATTGCCTGGATCATTGAGAATGCACCTCACCTCAAGGCAGGCACTAAGGCAATCCGCTACGCCAATGGAGGTGAGCGCATCGAGCTTCTAAACGGCGCAACACTTGACCTGGTATCTGATACTCGTGACTCATCTCGTGGACGTACCGCTGACTTCTTATGGATCGATGAAGTTCGAGAGATCAGCAAGGAAGGTTATACGGCTGCGATCCCTACAACTCGCGCCCGTCCTAACTCTCAGACGTTCTTGACTTCCAATGCCGGGGACGCCTTCTCAGAAACACTTAACACTTTAAGAGAACGTGCCTTATCAGCACCTCCTAAGTCTTTTGCTCTTTACGAATACTCAGCACCGCAATACTGCAAGATCACAGACCGCAATGCATGGGCGATGTCTAACCCTGCGCTCGGCTACACAATAACGGAGACAACACTTGAAGAAGCTGTGGCTACTAACAAGATTGAAGACATTAGAACTGAGCTTCTATGTCAATGGATTGATTCTCTCCAGAGTCCATGGCCTCATGGGGTTCTTGAGGCGACCTCCGATGCCTCGCTCCAGATTCCGCCAGGTGGTTATACAGTCTTTGGTTTTGACGTATCTCCGTCTCGCCGCAATGCGAGCCTCGTTGCTGGTCAGATTATGGGTGACGGCAGAATCGGAGTCGGCATCCTTCAGACGTGGGAATCGCAAGTCTCGGTCGATGACTTAAAGATCGCAGCTGACATAAAAGGATGGGCTGATCAGTATCGGCCTAAGATGATCTGCTATGACAAGTACACGACGCAATCGATCGCTGAAAGATTGGCTAATGCTGGTCAGATTATTAAGGACGTCTCTGGTCAGCAGTTCTATCAGGCTTGCTCGGACTTGCTTGATGGAATGGTTAATGGTCGCGTAGTCCATAACGGTCAGGCAGAATTGATTCAACAGATGAACAACTGCGCAGCTAAAGTCAATGACTCATCCTGGCGCATCGTTAAGAGAAAATCGGCAGGCGACGTGTCTGCACCGATCTCACTCGCAATGACAGTAAGTATGTTGATGAAACCACAACAGGTAGCGGCTATATACACGGAATGACCTACATGTAGTGTATAATTGCCCTCTATGGGTATCCTTTCGCGCCTTACAGGTGCAGCGTCAAAGTCTGATATTGAAGCGCAGTATGCACCGCAGGTCTTGGGTGAGTATTCCCCTTATGCGATGCCATTCCAGTTTGCCTACGTCGGACGTACAGAAGCAATGGGAGTACCGGCATTAGCTCGATGCCGCAACTTACTTGCTGGCACTATCGGCACAATCCCACTTGAACTCTACAAGAAATCAACTGGCGAAGAATTAGGCAAGCCTCTTTGGCTTGAGCAACCTTCATATTCTCAGCCTCGATCAGTAACGATCGCTTACACCGTAGATTCACTTCTATTTTACGGACAAGCATTTTGGCAAGTAGTTGAGACCTACCAAGAAGACGGCCGTCCATCTCGTTTCGAGTGGATCGCTAACAGTCGCGTAACTGCGACGCTTGATCGCGATAACGTATACGTTAAGTCTTACGCGATCGATGGCACAACTGTCCCAATGGACGGACTCGGATCTCTCGTCACATTCCAGTCACTAAGCGACGGCATTCTCAACACAGGCACATCGACTATTCGTGCAGCTCTCGACATCCAAAAGGCGTCAGTAATTGCAGCGGCTACTCCAATGCCTACTGGTTACCTTAAGAATACCGGCGCAGACTTGCCTCCAGCAGAAGTCCAGGGATTGCTCGCAGCGTTCAAGAACGCTCGTCAGAATCGTTCTACGGCTTACCTCACTTCTACTCTCCAGTACGAGACAGTTGGCTTTAGTCCTAAAGACATGATGTATAACGAGGCCATCCAGAATCTTGCAACTGAAATTGCTCGCCTTTGCAACGTGCCTCCATATTACGTCTCAGCAGATCAGAACACGACAATGACCTACGCCAACGTTACAGATGAGCGCCGTCAATTCTTGACCCTGTCTTTGCAGCCGTTTATCTCAGCCATCGAGGATCGTCTGTCAATGGACGACATTACGGCTCGTGGCAATGAGGTGCGTTTTGACATTGACAAGAATTACCTACGCACAGATCCACTAGTTGAACTATCAATTATTCGCGAACTTCTTGATCTTCAGTTGATCACCCAGGATCAAGCAATGGAAATGACAGACCTAACACCTAACGGAAATGGTGGAATGCAATGAACGAAATGCTGACATTCTCGGCAGAACTGACGGCAGATAGCGCAGCGCGCACTATCTCTGGCAAAATCGTGCCTTTTGATGGCGAGGTTGGAAACACCTCAGCCGGTGCAGTTGTCTTTGAGCGTGGCGCGATCAATATCGCTGACACAAGCAAAGTGAAGCTCTTACTTGAGCACGATCCTAAGCAGCCAATCGGCCGCGCTCAATTCTTTAACGAAACAGAAGATGGCATCTTTGCGTCATTCAAGATTTCTAAATCATCCCGTGGCACAGATGCTCTCATCGAAGCCTCAGAAGAACTCCGTACTGGTCTTTCAGTTGGAGTTATGGTCAATGCAGCAAAGCCTAAGAATGGCGTTCTGTATGTATCGAGTGCTGACCTACTCGAAGTAAGTTTGGTTCAGGCAGCAGCCTTTAAGTCTGCGGCCGTAACCGATATCGCGGCATCTGAAGATGAAGCCGTTGAAGAAACCCTACCAACAGAAAGCGAGACAGCCACCGTGGAAGACACCACTTCAGCAGTCGAAGCAACACCTACAGTTGAGGCTGCCGCAGTTGAAGCTGCTCGCCCTGCTGTAACAGCAATGGCTTACACAAAGCCACGTATCGAAATCACCGCTGCAAAGTATGCAGAAAACTCAATTCGTGCAGCCCTAGGCGACGAAGATGCTCGTCAATATGTACGCGCAGCAGACAACACAACTGACAACGCTGGTCTCGTGCCAACACGTCAGCTCTCAGAAATCATCAACCCACTCGGAACAACAATCAGGCCTTCAATAGAAGCGATCAGCCGTGGGGTTCTACCTGACGCTGGCATGACCTTTGAGATTCCAAAGATCACTGCAATGCCTACAGTTGCAATCACTGCGGAAGATGCAGCATTTTCTGATACAGATCAGAACTCAGCATTCCTTTCAGTTGATGTCAAGAAGTACGCTGGACAACAGACATTCTCAGTAGAATTGCTAGATCGTACATCTCCAGCATTCTTTGATGAACTCGTTCGCAACATGGCCGCAGCATACGCAAAGGCTACAGATGCAGCAGTTAACGCAGCATTGATCGCAGGAGCAACCGCAGATGCAACAACAACAGTAACTTACCCAACGGCTTCAGAACTTCTCGGAATTGTTGCTCGCGGATCAGCTTCTGTTTACAACGCAACACTCGGCCTAGCGAACCCATTCGCTCGCAACATGATCGTCAACACTGCACAGTGGTCTAACATCATGACACTTAACGATGCAGGTCGTCCGATCTACAACGCTTCACAACCAATGAACGCAGGCGGATTAGCAACACCTACTGCACTCCAGGGTAACGTTGCAGGTCTTAACCTCTACGTCACACCTAACACTGCTGCTGGAACAGACACTGATGGATCTATCGTCATCGTCAACCCAGATGCATACACATGGTATGAGAGCCCTACGTATCGCTTGAGAGCCGAGTCAACGGCCGCGGGTTCTGTGACCATTGGCTACTATGGTTTTGGGGCAATTGCTACCAAGGTCGGCGCAGGCGCATTCAAGAACAACAAGGCGTAAGCCACACTAAGTCGCTCCAGGGGTAGTGCCCTTCTACCCCTGGAGTCTTTAGAAAGGAATCAGCATGGCATTGACTACAATCGCAGAGCTACGCGCCGCACTTGGCGTTGGGTCGCTCTACGCTGACGCCACGCTTCAGGAAGTCTGTGATGCTGCAGATAACGTTTTACTACCTTTCATTTGGTCAAATACCCTTTCAATCATTGGGCATAGTAATACTGCTAGCACTGGCACTTCATACTTTCAAGATCCAATTACCGACGTCCTATACGTTGGTGAGACTGTAGTCATAACTGGCGCAGGATCTAAGCACAATGGATCAAAGACCATTACAGGTCGCACTACGCATTCAATCACTTACGCGATTACGGGCAACAATAACGCCGTAACTCCGCGCCATCCGATCAATCCTTACGGTTTACTTTCAGCCGAGACTTATCTAGATCCTTCAACAGTCCCAGCAATTCAAGAGGCTGCGCTGATGATCTCGATCGATATCTGGCAGTCACGCCAGGCACCATCTTCAGGTGGCGTCACCATTGATGGTTATCAGCCTTCTCCTTATCGCATGGGCAACACACTCCTGGCTCGCGTTCGCGGATTGATCGCTCCTTACCTTGATCCGAGATCGATGGTGGGCTAATGGCCTCCATCTCAACACTCCGCGCAGGTATCGCAGCAGCTTTAACCGATAACACAAAATACTCAGTATTTGCATTCCCACCTGCAACACCGATCGCAAATAGCGTAATCGTCGCGCCAGCAGATCCTTACATCTCGCCATCTAACGGATGGCATTCAACGATCTCGCCTATGGCCAATTTCGTAATTTCCGTCATGGTTCCTTTGCTCGACAATGAAGGCAACCTTAACGGGATGGAAGATAACATCGTCCGGGTTTTCAACCTGCTCGCTGCATCGACCTACACCTACAACGTCACAGAAGTATCGGCTCCAGCCGTACTTAATGCCGCTTCAGGTGATCTACTTACATGCAATATCAATATCTCAGTCCTAACGAGTTGGAGCTAAAATGTCCGAGTGGGAAAAAGAGCAAGAAGCCTTCCTGAAGAAAATCGGGCAGGTAGCACCATCAACACCAAAGCCAGTAACTACTAAGAAAGACGAGGAATAATCTCATGGCTGTATTTCTAAGCAACAAGGTCGGCGTGAAGGTAAACTCTGTCGATCTTTCAGATCACGTTACCGCAGTAACACTTAACCGCGCATTTGATGAGCTTGAAGTAACCGCAATGGGTGACTCAGGCCATAAGTTCGTCAAGGGTCTTGAGGCATCATCTGTCACAATCGATTTCCTGAACGACACCGCATCAGCGAACGTACTTGCAACACTTCAGGCTGCATGGGGTACTAACGTCACAGTCGTTCTACTCCAGGATAAGGGAACCGCAGTATCTGCGACCAACCCTCTCTACACAATGACATGCCTAGTAAACAACACAACAGACATCAACGGCGCAGTAGGTGACCTCTCAACACAGAGCCTCACATTCAACGTCTCTGGTACTGTTGCAGTTACCACTACCGGCACATTCTAAGAAACTAAATAAAGGGGCAAAAGCATGGCAAAGTTAATAGTCACACTAGCGGATAACACAGTTACCGAGATCGAGATCACACCTCGATTGGAGTACGCGTTCGAGCTATATGCTAAAAAGGGATTTCACAAAGCGTTCCGCGATGATGAGAAGCAGTCAGATGTCTATTGGCTTGCATGGGAAGGCCTTCGACTAAGTGGAGTCACAGTCAAGCCATTCGGCGCAGACTTTCTCGAAACTCTTAAGAGTGTAGAGGTTGCAGAGTCTGACCCTTTGGCCTAGGCAGGGATAGCATCCACTATCTCATCGCTCGCTTGAGCATTGAGACGGCTATCCCTCCACAATACTTAATAGATTTAGATCCATCGATGCTTCAGATGTTACTGAAAGCGTTGAAAGACCGAGCGAAGGAGCAACAGGATGCCTACAGAAGTAACAGGCGTAATTAAAGCTCGCAAGGTCTTGAAAGAATATAGCCCTGATCTTCTTAAAGAAATCCAGAAAGAAATGCGTGATGCCCTAAAGCCTATTGTTGCTCAGGCTAGGGGTTACGTTCCAACCTCATCACCTCTACGAGGCTGGCAGAAGTCTGACCGATTCTGGAGTTTTGATAGCGCAGAGATGCGCCGTGGCATGACTTACTCAATCGCTCCAAGTCGTACTAACGATCAAGGTTTCAAGTCTCTCGCTCAGTTAATCAATAGAAGCCCGATGGGTGCAATTTGGGAAAGTGCGCGTAAACCTCAACCTTGGGTCGGCCCTAAAACTGGATCTGGTAAAACTAGATTATCTAAGAATCAATCTCGATCTAATAATCCCGATGCAGGCGCACAGTTTATTGCCGGTATTGGCGTTGGCGTTCAATCCTCACAAGGTTACGGCCGAGGCATCCGTAAGGCTTGGGCTAAAGATGAGGGCAAAGTAAACGCTGCCATTCTTAAATCAGTCGAAAAGATTTCACGACTAGCAGAGAGAAAGATTAATGGCTGAAAAAGGAGTAAGAGTTCGGATTGCCTCCGAGTTTGTTGGCAAAGGTTTTAAGGATGCCAACAAGGCTACTAGCGCTCTTGATAAAAGCGTTAAGAAGTTAGGCAAGAGTCTTGCAGCAGTATTTGGAGCCCAACAGCTTCTCAAGTTTGCCAAAAATGCATCAATGGCATTTATTGAGGATGAGAAGGCCGCTAATCGACTAGCAATCGCAGTTAAAAACCTTGGCCTAGAGTTCGAGGCTCCACGCATCGAGCGTTACATCTCAGACCTCTCTCGCATGTCTGGCGTTACAGATGACCAACTTCGTCCGGCAATGCAACGCCTTTTGCAGACTACTGGATCAGTTACCAAGGCTCAGGAGTTACTAGCTCAAGCCACAGATATCTCAGCAGGTTCTGGCATTGATTTTGAGACTGTTGTAAGCGATCTGAGTCGGGCTTATGTAGGCCAGACAAGAGGCCTTACTAAGTACGCACTAGGCGTGAGCGTTGCAGAATTAAAGACCATGAAGTTCGCAGAAGTCCAGGAGCGTTTAACTAAACAGTTCTCTGGCGCTAACGCAGAATATTTAACAACTTACGCTGGCAAGTTACAACTAATCACAACCGCAGCAGGCGAGGCAAGTGAGACGATTGGTGGGGCACTAGTCGAGTCATTGGTCTCAGTCTTTGCCGCAGGTGACACCACTCAATTTGTCAATCAGATCGATACTCTTGCTACAAAGATCGCCGATACTGTCTCAGCCGTAGTCTTTGGATTCCGTAAACTTTATGTATTAACTAGCGATCGCGCCATCCTTGCTAGTTTTAACCCTTTTGACGATTACGAGAAGAATGCTTTAGCTGCTATCGAAGCAGCAGAAAAGGCGGCCAAGTTCCGTCGCAATGCGCCATCGATGGGCTACGCAGGATCTCAACCTTTAGGTATCTATGAGACATCTGCACAAATCGCAGCGCGTAAAGCGGCAGAAGCAGCAGCGGTTAAGCGTGCAAAAGAATTAGCAGCATTGCAAAAGAAATCCTTGGCTGTTCAGAAAGAACAAAATGCTCTGACTAAAGCATCAAGAAATCTAAACCTAGAAGCAATTAGCATCGAAGCAGCCCTGAAAGGTCAGATCAGCGAAACTGATCGTCTATCTCTTAATCTGCAACTTGCCTTGCTCGACAAAAATGATGCAGCAGCTCTTAAGTTATCTAGTGAATTAGACTCAGCAGTTAAGCGTCAAAATGCTCTTAACGCAGCCTTACTTGCAACCCCTGAAGCACCTAATCCTTATCGTAATTGGATAGCACCTACTATGCCGTCATTGGCGGTTGCTCCATCAGTTACAGGAGGCGGCGGTGGCGTTATTCCTGATTTCAATGTACCGGCTAACGCTTATAGTCAGGTCGGCCCTATGGGTGGATTAGGCGCAGGCGTTATTGCTGGCGTTAATCCTCCGATTAACATCACAGTTGAGCTTGATGGCCAGGCAGTTGGTGGAGCAATACGGGATAGTTCGATCAATGACTCACTATCTGGATCGTTCAATACTGTCAGTCGTGTAAGAAATAAGGGAGCCAACGCGATCCTATGACGCTTCCTGCCAATATCTCAGTATCGTTCGACTTTAGCCAAGGAGCCACATTTGGCTTTACCGGCTTTATTATTGGCGATCCTGTCAATGGCGTCATTGGCACATCTCAATTTGCCGCAAGTGCAGTCGCAGATCCGATCATTGATCTTAGCCCACAGACTCGCTCAATTAGGATCAATCGCGGTCGCAACATCATGCGCGATACCTATGAGGCTGGCACATGCGTTGTCAGAGTCATCGATCAGGACGGCTCATTCAACCCACAAAATC